GACAACCTGTTCTTCAGGTTTTTCAGCAGAAGTTTCTGCTTCTTTAATTTCCACTTGGTCTACCATTCGTTATTCCTTTGGTTATGTTATTAGCGATACCGGGAACAGACTTACCTACAGCTTCACTTGCTGTATTCATAAGTTGCTCTTGCATCATTTGGTCTTGTTGAGCCATCATCTCTTGCTGAATTTGTTCGTCTGATTTAATCAATCCGTCTGTTTCAATTCCTAAACCTGTTGCAATTCTTTTAATCAAATCACTTGGGTTTAGTGTTTGCATAACTTGAGGATTGACCTGTGCTATGTTCACAAACTCTGCGATGAACTCTCTTAATTTTTGTAAATCATTCCCACGACCCAAGGCTTCTATGCCTGTGATAATCGTTGGCTTTACTGTCCCCTTTGGCAAAGTGGGTATCTCTTTTGTTTGAGACATCCTCTTCATCAATAGTTTCACTAACGGTAATTGGAACTCCATAGACAACAGGGAATAAATACCTCCCATAGAAGTCTCTAGTTGTTCAGCCATATACCTTATCTCTTGTGCTGTTACTCGTTCTGCATCTCGTTGTATTGCAGTGTGAAGTAGAAATGCGAAAGACATTCTCTCTTCAAGAGTACGAATACTTTCTTGTACAACTCTGAGGTCATACTGTTTATCAGTCTGTAAAACTGATACATCATCTCTACTACCAGTAATGATGTCACCATTACGAGTAAGAGCTAAATCTCTTTTCTTAGTTACAGAGTTAGGTCTAATCATAAAGACGACCTTGCTAGATGCAGCAGCACTCTCAACTAATGATTGAGATAGTCCTTCAAGTGATTTTAAATCACCTAAGAATTCTTCTACATACCCTCTTCCATAATCTTCTCCATCAACTCTTACCATTCGTAAACACTGATAAGGCAATGCGTCAGATGCAAAAGTTCCTATAGAACTAGGTATCTTGATGCCATTTACTTCCTGACATACATAAAACTTGTTGTTATCTAATCTGTAGATGTGTGTGTAAAGTTCACTCTCTTCATCTTCTTTGTATTCTGGGTCACTTATAACTTGAACTCTTACTTCTGGCTCAAGGCTAAGAGGAGTAATACTTTCTTTGATTACTATTTCTAGAAGTTCACCTTCACTATCTCTTGTGCATACAAACTGTGTTAGAGGAAACACCTTCATATGTCCGTCTTTTGGTAAGTAAGTTAAAACATTACCACCAACAATAAGATGTTTGATTGCCTCGAATACTGATACTCGTAAAGCAAGTTGTTCTATTTTGTTCTGAACTTCTTTTTCAATTCTTTGTAATGATTTTTCTACTTCAGCTTGTAACTCTCTTTGTTCACCTAATTGTTCTTTTGCTTTACCACTTACACTTAACCTAAAGAAAGGTGAGTTAGGGGGAAGTAATAATAATAAAAGTTTGGAGGCCAGATTGTTTACACCTCTAGCTCCTACTGATTGGAAAGGTGTGTATAATTCTGATGAATAATGAAAACCATCTTCTGGTATTAGGGCTGGAATAGTAAGCTCAGAACATTCTCTGGCTCTATCTAAATATTGTTCTCTTTTCTCTCTAAGTTTTTCGTATCGTTCTTTAGCGGTATGTTGTTTAGTAGAATAATCTTCATTCATTAACTAACGTACAAACTCTGTTTGCCTGCTTTATTAGCAAGTGCGGTTAATTTCTTTTCGTCAAAGCCTGGCTTAGAACCTAAAAATTCTTTTTGCCCTTCTTTGACATTTGGATTTACAGGTTTGACTATTCCGTCTACTGGAGCTGACATTAAGTTGCCACTTCCACCACCGAAAGATAATCCTGTTCCAAAGTTACCGAAGCCGCTAAAGCCGCCGCCGCCCATGCCGCCGCCGCCCATGCCGCCTCCGCCGCCTCCGCCTCCCATACACATTATGCTACGTTAATCCCGCTTGATGTAGCTGGTATGTTGAGACCAGATGAAAGTTGAGTGTTAAGTTGTGAAGTTCCCTTTTTCTTTTTCAGCTTCTTTTTAGCTGCTTCATCCATTGCCTCATCCGCAATTTGTAATTCAGGCGCAAGTGTGTCACCGATTGGTGATGCGTTGATTACTGGTTGAGGTGGTTCAGGAGCTGGTTGTGGAGCTGGTGGGTTATTGCTTCCGCCTAGACACATATTGCTATCCTCCTTATGTGATTTGTAGTCCTGTTGAGGACTGGTTTAGTAAATTGCTGGTAGGTGCGTTTGCTGGTTTACCAACCATTTGGTTAGCTAGGTCTTCTGCTTTATCTTGATTTTCTTTATCTATGACATCCTTTGGTTTTGGGTCATAAATATTACCGTTGTAGTAAATGTCTTGAGGGTTTGGTCTCTTGTAAACAACGGGTTTAGCAGTCCGCATAAAACACATTATAAAATTGCCTCCTTATCAGCACGTTCTTTTAAGAAATTTAAGAATCTCACTACGTCTCTCTGTCCTGCTTTGAAGTAAATATCCTTGGGAGTTTCTTCCAAATCTGGAGTTTTCTCTGGATATAAATTATTCAGCAGTTCTAAAAGTTCAGTAACAGTCTTTGGTAAGACTAAATCGTTATCTTTATCCATAGTTAATTCTTCTAAGAGGGGAACTTTTGTGTATCTACGAGTTCACATACATTGCCAACACAAGCTAATTCTTGAGAACCAGTAGTATTATCCTCGTTTTCGTACTTCTGTAACTCTTTGAAATCAATGTCCATAGGCATTGCTTTTGCAAGTTTGGTGTAGTCGTCTCTATTAATATCTTGATAAGGAGCTTGTTGGTATGAATGTTCAACGTGTGGTAGGAAACTAATACCTGCAACTTCATCAAAGTTTTCATATACCCAAGCACCAACTTCTAACCATTCGTTCTCTCTTACACTAATAGTCACTGATGGTTTGTGTTCACACCAATGTCTTTGATACATAAGCCATAGGTCTAATTGTTGTATGGCTGACATATCGTTTCTTGTAATTGATTTATCTGGGGATTTGATTGGGAAAGAAAACACCATCACATCACTAGGCTTAGTAATGTCTGGTTCGTGAGGGATGCCTTTGTCAATTAAGAACCTAGTCAGTGGGTCTTTAGCATCGCCTCTTACAGTCCTTATGTAGTAATCACTATGTCTTGAGTGTATGCCTGATGCACTATCTACTAGCTGACTAACAGTACCACTTGGCTTGACACAAGTGATAGCAGTTGACTGATTAATTTTTAACTTCTTTGCAAAGACTTTGTTTGTATCTATTGCAGTCTGTCTGAGTTCCTGAAGTAATTCTTTTGTAGGTCTAGAAGTTAATCTGTTATCCATAATACCAGTCAACGACACACCAAGTAATCTCTCAGCTTCAGTGTTATCCTTCCATATCTTGCGTAGATATTTAAGGTCTGTAAGTGTTGATTGAAAACTACCTAGTATTGTAGCTAATCGAACCTTTTCTTTTAATTCTAATTTGTTGTCAGTTGCTCGGATAACGACCTCAGTTAAATTACAAAACTGATATGGTCTCAATATAATTTCTGAACAAGGATTAGTTCCAAACTCAAAGTCAGTATTTCGTCTATCATTCTCTGCTGCTTTATTCTTTGCAGCTAATCTATTAAAGATACCTCGTTCACCAGACTTGCTGTCATACAATGACTTCCACTCAGTCATAAACAAACCCATATCTGGAGTGCGAGAATAACAAGCAGAGTTATTAGCCAAAGCTCTCTGTCCATTATCAAGCCACCACTGACCAGACTTTGCTTTTCTCATTTGGTCATCTTGTATGCTGCTTAGTGAGATAAGTGCTGAACGTCTAACACCACCTACAACTACAACCTCTCCTACTTTGCAAACTAAGTCGTGTGCTTCGATAGCATCAAGTCTTCTACCTGCTGCTTTCTTGAACATATCAATTGCAAAGTCAAAAAGATTTACAAGTGGTTGTGGGCCAGAGGCTCTACCTCCCATAGTTTTTAGTCTTGCACCTGCTGGTCTGATGCGAGTGACATCTACCTTTGGTATTTGTCCACCATATAACATTGCGATAAGTTCTTTGAATGCCTGCGCCCATCCAGCTTTACTGTCTTGAACAACTATTACAGTATCACTTTCAATAAACTCTTCTGCAATAACTGGTAACTTCTCAATGTTGTTTCTCTCAACTGAAAAGCCAACACCAGTACCACATAAGAGTATGTACATAACTTCATCAAAGCTTCTAACGTTGTCTATAGGAATGTAGCTACAGTTGTAGCCTGCAGTATTGTCCCTCTCTAAGGCTGCACCAGCTGTCATTAGAGCTCGCATCGAAGGCATAATGGATAAAGACAATACCGCCCCTTCTAACTCGGAGCGAAGTTCTTTC